TGATCATGCCGTCACACAAACAAGGAGTGACGCACCCAAAAGAAAGTCTATACAGGTGTTTATAAAATGAGTTCCTACACCAAGGACTCTTACCTAGGAAATCCATTAGTAAAGAAAGATGGTGTTGCAGAGGAGTGGGACAAGAAAAAACTCCGTGAATATAAGAAATGTATGGAGAACCCTTCGTATTTCTGCAAGAAGTATGTCAAGGTAATCCATCTAGATAAAGGTCTAGTACCATTCAAACTGTATGATTATCAGGAGAAGATGTTTGACCACTTCAACGATAATCGATTCTCAATCGTTCTTGCATGTCGACAGTCCGGTAAATCAATTTCCTCTGTGGGATACCTTTTATGGTATGCCTTATTCCATCCAGAAAAGACTATTGCAATCCTTGCGAACAAGGGTGCGACTGCACGTGAGATGTTATCTCGTGTGACACTCATGTTAGAGAATCTTCCTTTCTTCTTGCAGCCTGGGTGTAAGGCACTCAACAAAGGTTCATTAGAATTTAGTAACAACTCTCGCATCATTGCTGCGGCAACCTCTGGATCATCCATTCGTGGTATGTCGGTCAACCTTCTATTCCTAGATGAGTTTGCGTTTGTAGAGAATGCCGCAGAGTTCTACACATCTACGTATCCAGTAATCTCATCTGGTAAAGATACAAAAGTTATCATAACAAGTACCGCTAACGGTATCGGTAACACGTATCAGAAACTATGGGAAGGTGCGGTACAGAAGGTCAATGAATACAAACCATTCCGTGTTGACTGGTGGGATGTTCCTGGCCGAGATGATAAGTGGAAAGCACAGACTATTGCTAACACTTCCCAGTTGCAGTTTGACCAAGAGTTTGGTAACACTTTCTTTGGTACTGGTAATACTCTTATTGAGGGTGGGGTATTATTGGACTTACGCGCTAGAGAACCTAAACTTAGACTAGAAGGTGGCGATTTATTAGTTTATGAAGATGTTGTTGAAGAAAACCAGTATATCATGACAGTAGATGTCTGTCAAGGCCGTGGACAAGATTATTCTACATTTAATATCATTGATGTTTCAGTTCAACCATTTAGGCAAGTTTGCGTGTATCGAAACAACAGGATTTCTCCCATCCTGTTCCCAAATATAATTTACAAGTACGCTACCCTTTATAACGAGGCATATACAGTTATTGAAAACAATGACCAAGGTATGGTGGTTTGCGTGGGTCTATATCAGGACCTAGAGTACGAAAACATTCACCTTGAGTCTGCAATAAAAGCGGATGCAATTGGTATTCGCATGGACCGAAAAGTAAAACGAATAGGATGTTCGTCAATCAAAGATATCATCGAAGCGGGTAAACTGGATATTGTCGATGAGAATACGATCATGGAAATATCTACATTTGTGTCTAAAGGAACATCCTTTGAAGCGAGTGACGGTAACCACGACGACTTGATGATGAATCTTGTGATGTTCGGATACTTCGTAGGGACACAGTCTTTCGGTGATATGACAGATGTGAATATAAAACAGATGTTGTTTGATCAACGCATGAAAGAGATTGAGGACGACATACCTCCATTCGGTATCATAGATGATGGGTTAGATCATGTTCCCTCTACCGATGTTTACGACCCCTATAGCACATCTGGATGGAACGACTACGAAACCGATATTTGGTAAATTTCCGGAAAGTATAAATAGTTACATTGAATTATTTTTCCGTATTATGCTAACTTATTATACCTTAACTAAAGAAGGACACTATCATGACTCTTAAATTTTCTGAGTCGCCAGCAGTACAAGTCAAAGAAATCGACCTAACAGGTGTTGTACCTGCGGTGACTTCTACGACGGGTGCTGTAGTTGGTGATTTCAATTGGGGTCCCGTAAATACACCTGTTCTAGTTGGAAATGAATCTGAACTAGCTTCTGTATTTGGTACACCATTATCCGGAGATGCAGCTGCCGGACATTTTCTTTCTGCTGCGTTATTCCTAAAATACTCTTCAAGTGCATACGTTGTTCGCGCTGATAAATCAAATTCCGTAAAATCAACGGATGGAATTTTTTCCGCGAAATACCCAGGCAAACTAGGCGACAGCATCACTGTCGATGTTTGTGATGCTGCAACATGGTCTGACACAACTACAGCAACAGTACAAGTAGATTCAGATGTTCAAGCAACAGACGAAGAAGGAAACTTACTATTTCTTCCTTTATTAGACGAAAACGGTGACATATTATACCTACCTCTATTAGACGAAAATGGCGATGAACAAGTGGATGGAAATGGTGATGTTATTTTATCGACGACACCTCAAGACTCGACAAATCCACGTTATGTTCAAATTGAACAGGACGCTCAAACTGACCCTTGGGCTTACCAGAGTCTTTTCGATTCAGCACCAGAAGGAGACGAATTACACGTTGTAGTCCTTCAAAACGTTGGAACTAAAGAACAGCTTGTTTTAGAAACTTATCCGTATGTTTCTAAAACTAAAGGTGATCAGTTAGATAACGGTACTACAAACTATGTCGCAAATGTTATCAATAAGATATCTACTTGGGTAACAGTAGACCCTACTGACCCAGTATCTTGGCCTAACACATATTCTTTATCAGGCGGACAGAATGGAGATACCCCATCTTACGATTACACAGTGTTTGATAATACGTCTACTATTCAGGTAGATTTTATAATCGCTCCATATGGTAGTTCATCAGCTGAACATGTTCACGTATGTGATGTTGCCGAAGCTAGAAAAGATTGTGTCGCAGTTGTTTCTGTACCATACCAAGATGTTGTAGCTAAAACTTTCGCTACTTACAACTCAACATTGGCTAAGAATTCATCATACCTAATTGTTGACGGTAACCACATAAAAGTCTACAACAAGTATGAAGACAAGTATCAGTGGATTCCAGCTGCATCATCAACAGCGGGTGTCATGGCTGCAACAGATGCGGTTTCTGCTCCTTGGTTCTCACCAGCGGGTTCACGTCGTGGACAATACCTAGGTGTTACTGAACTACTAATCAACCCTTCCAAGGGTGAAAGGGATGCGATGTACAAATTGGGTATCAACCCAATCGTCAGTTTCTCTGGTCAGGGTGTCATGCTGTATGGAGACAAGACTCACCTATTTCGTCCATCTGCATTTGACCGAATCAACGTCCGTCGACTATTCCTAGTCATCGAACGCGCTATCAGTCAAGCGGGTGAAAACGTAATGTTTGAATTCAACGATGAGTTTACTCGTGCAGAGTTTGTCAACATCGTCGAACCATTCCTACGTGAAATTCAGGGTCGTCGCGGTATCACTGACTTCCGTCTTGTTTGTGATGATACAAACAATACTCCAGAAGTTGTTGACCGCAACGAATTCATTGCGTCTTGCTTCATCAAGCCAGCACGTTCAATCAACTACGTTACTCTAAACTTTGTCGCGGTTCGCTCCGGTGTTGAGTTTGAAGAAGTAGTTGGCACAGTATAAGGGGAAATAATCATGTCATTAAGAGTAGATGATTTCAAAGCAAAACTAAAAGGTGGCGGCGCACGTCCTAACTTATTCCGCGCAACCGTAAACTTCCCTGCGTACGCTGGTGGCGATGTTGAACTAACATCTTTCATGTGTAAAGCTGCACAGTTACCAGCATCTATCATGGCGGTAATTGAAGTGCCTTTCCGTGGTCGTCAGTTGAAGATCGCAGGCGATCGTACTTTCGAACCGTGGACTGTAACAGTATTGAATGATACCGATTTCAATACACGTGACGCCATGGAACGATGGATGAACGGAATGAACGGACACACTTCGAACTCGGGTATCACTAATCCAGTCGCATATCAGGCAGACCTAGTTGTAGATCAGCTAGATAAGGATGGTTCAGTGTTGAAAACTTACAAGTTCCGTGGATGTTTTCCAACCAATGTTTCATCGATTGAGCTAAGTTACGAGACTAACGACGCTATCGAAGAGTTTACTACAGAATTCCAAATTCAATATTGGGAGTCAAATACCACTAGTTAAAGGTATTATAAGTAATATGACGGGGGTGGTTCTCCACCCCCATTTATTATAAGAGGGTAAAATGGCAGACAATGTATTCCAAGCATTTGGATTTGAACTAAAGAAAGTTCAAAAACTGAATCAAGAAAACGAGAAGGCTCCTTCTATCGTCCCAAAAGTGGATGAGGACGGTGCTGGATATGTCACTGCCTCTGGTTCTTACTTTGGTCAGTACGTCGACATGGAAGGTACTGCTGCAAAGGACAATCAAGAACTAATCAAAAAATATCGAAGTATGGCAGAACACCCAGAGTGTGATGCAGCAATCGAAGATATCATCAACGAAGCAATCGTTTCGTCTGAACTAGAAAGCTCTGTCACTGTCAATCTAGATAAGGTTGAAGTCTCAGATAAAATCAAAAAGACTATCACAGAAGAGTTCGATGGAGTTGTCTCCATGTTGAACTTCGAAGAGTATGGTCACGATATGTTCCGTTCATGGTATGTCGACGGACGAATCTATCATCACCTAGTAGTGAATGACACGAATCTAAAAGCAGGTATTCAAGAGGTACGCCCTGTTGATGCAACTAAGATTCGTAAAGTAAAAGAGGTGCAATATAAAAAGGATGCGAAGACAGGTGCAAAGGTCGTAGACAAAACTAACGATTTCTACATCTATCAGGAACGTGCTGGTGCGAATAACGGCATCAAACTAACG